CAGTTGGCTGAGGTGCAACCTCAACAGTTTCTTCTGCTTTTGTAGCTTTTTTAGCCATAATATAATATAATTAAATAGTTTAAAATTGTGACAATAGCCATAGTACATAACTAGTAAGGGGCTAATGTCATATAAAAGTAATAATTACCCCCGTCAGTACAACGAGGGTAATAATTACATTAATTTACATTACGAAGTTTTCTTCAATAATACAAAGTTGTTAGCACCTTGAGTACATAATGCTCTTTCAGAAAGGAAGTGTACGTTCATTTCATCAACAGCAGAAGTAAAGTTACCACCAACAGATCCAGTAATCCAAGACTTCATTTTACGATCGTCAGCTTCAGAAGCTCTGTAGCGTACGTGTAAGAATGGTCGTTGAATGTTTTGACCTAATTGCTGATCGTAAACAGTTGAAACTCCAGCAGGTACAATAACACCTTGAACGTCATTAACTAATCCACGAGTTGTAGAATCGTTTAAGTATTTCCAGTCAGTTTTGTAGAAATCGTAAGATCCTCTACGGAAACCAGAAAAGCCTAAGTTAAGCGCCATATCTTCAGAGTTTTCGAATACACCGTAAGATGTTCCGCCTACTCCTGTGTTATTAGCTTGCGCTAGCATGTTATCGATAGCTAAAGAAGTTGAGCGATCTAAGAACAACATATTCTCTTCAATTGCTCCTTGCTTGTCTAGCTCTGCTAAAATAGCGTCAAATTCAGTTAATCCTCCAAATGGTGCAAGTGCAGTTGCAGCAGCTCCAAAATCTTGATCGTTGTAGATAAGACCTCTATCTTCGATAGCAGCGAATAATCCTTCAGAACCTGTAAATCCAGCAGCTCCAGCTCCTCCAGCAATACCAGAGTCATCTTTAACAGCTTCGATCATAGACATTTCTAATTGATCTTCAAAACGTAATCTAGCTTCGTGCTCAGATTTTAAGTACCATAAGTAACCAGATGTTCCAGCTTCTGTTGCTACTTCAACCCATCCAATTTGTGCAACGTCAGAACCATTTACATTATACTTATCTCTAAGAATAATTGGCTTGTTGTTAAACTGTGTGAATTTAGCATCAATAGAATTACCTACATCTCCTGATCCTTTTCCATACTCAGAACCGTATACGAAAACTTTAACACCTGTCAAAGCAGATAAACCTAAAGCAGTTAAATCAGCAGCTCCGTAAGGAGTAACAGTTACAGTAGTGTCTCCTGCAGTGTAAGTAGAGCTTACTCTAGCTTTTACAGATACAACACCTACAGTGATATTAATAGTAGCACCTGTTGCTAATAATCCAGCTTTCTGAGTAGCAGTTTGAGCTCCAGCAGTTCCAGCAGGATCAGCTACAAAAGTAATTGTGTTAGTTGCAGCTACTGATTGATCGATAGTACAATCGTCAAAAGCAACATGCAGTCTTCCTTGTTCAGACCATACAATAACATCTGAAGCCATCGGCATTTCAGCGCCTACCATACGTAAGAATCCAGAGATCGTACGGTTTCCGTAACGTTCTACTTCTTTCTCATATACTTCTGGTAAGAATTGTTGTGTAAAATCTAAATCAGTAATTGATAAATAATTGTCTCCAAATAATCCTTTAATAGGACGTGGAGTTAAATGGTTTAATTGAGCACCTGTGCCCGGATTTGGAAATCCCATAATTTTTAATTTTTAAATTTGTTTATTTTCTAATTTTAACTCTTAATTTAGAAGAATCAACACCATTTACAGATCGCACAGTCCAGCCATTAGGAGCCGTTATAGTCTCATGAACCCCTCTCGGGTCCATATTAACGTTCTTTGTTTTAGCCATACTATCTTTTATTGCATCAGCTTTGCCTTGCTCATAAAAGTGTTTTGCTACTGCGTCAGGATTCATTGCTGTAAATAGAGATTTATGATAACCAGCAGCGTCAGATATTTCATTTTTTTCATTCAAGAACTTCTTGATAAAATTGTTAATATCGCTTTGGTTTGTTTTAACCTCTTCTGCATTTTTAACATTGAACCTATATTTCTTGTCTCCAACTTGATAATCAAAACCTTTGAAATCATTATTGAAAACTTTATTGGTTCTTTCTAAAAATACATTTTTTTGATTCTCAGTCAACTTAGTTGTTTCCTCTTGTTCTTTATTATATCGGTTAAAGAACTCAACCGCTTTCTGTTGTTCTGGATTTAATTTTGATCCAGCTTTAATTTCTTCGTAATAATTGTTTTTAAGTTTTTCAAGATGTTGCTTTGCTTTAGCAGCTTCTTCTTTAAAAGCAATTTTCTTTTTACGTATATCTCTCTCTTCATCTAACTCTTCATCGTATGAAAAGTCTTCCATAAGAATTTCTATGTCCTCCCCATCTAAATGAGGTTTAGTTGTTTCGTAATATTCCTTTATAAGCTGTGCTTCATTTAATGCAGAATAATCTGTATTAAGCTTTACATAGTCTTCTAAACTTCCACCCGTATCATTCATAAACTCAACTACCTTTTGAATATTCTCTGGTAATTCAATTCCTGAATCTTGCTGTTCAGCAATAGCTTCTTGAATATCTTCTTGAAGATCTTCTACTTGTTCCGCAACCTCTTCATCTGTTATTTCTTGAAGAACTGGATCTTCAATTTGAATCGGCTCTTGTTGCTGTGGTACTTCTTCAACCACTTCTTCGCTAGCTTCGGCTGATTCATTAGCATCCACTGCATCTGTTTTTTGCTCTTGAACGGTATCTTCTTTTGGTTTGTTTAATTCCGCTAAGTCTACTTTAATCACTCCGTCTTCGTAAGACATTGGAGCTTTTGCTTCCTCTACTTGATTTTCTTCTTGTGGAGTTGCGTCTTTTACTTGTTCTTCCATGATAAAATATTATATAATTATTATTACTATTATTACCTAGGCTCGAAAGAACCTAAGTCAAAACCACCACCTAATATATCATTACCTGAAGATTCAAAGTTTTTAGGCGGTGTATTGTTTTTTCTTTGATTAATTAACTCACTTTGTTGAGTTCCTTGCATTTTTACTCTTTGGTCTTTTCTGTCTTCTTTTTCAGATTCATTATTAGCTACCTTACTTTCGTCCATCTCTCGAATTTGCATATTATATTGGAACTCTAATTGCATCAGTTGCATCTTAGATTGTACTTCCATTTGCATTTTTCTTTCATCAAGCTGGGATTCTATTTGCATAAGCTGTGCTTTTTGCTCTGTAATAACTTGATTCTTTTGTATTTCAGCTTGAGCTGCAACTTGCTGTGCTTGAGCATTAGCCTGAGCTTGAGCCTGAATGTTCTGCTGCTGCATAGCTTGATCTCTCTGAAGTTTCTTTTTTCTTCTAATCTTCAGTATTTGATTGGCTAACTTTATGTTTCTTATTTCTCTAATATCTATAGCGTCTTCTAAATCAATTAACCCTGCAGATAAAGCTGTTTGAATATTGTTTTCTAACATTTGCTTTTCTTCATCGTCAGGTGTAAGCTCTAAAAATATACCAAAGTCGTATAAGTGAAGGTCTCCCATTTCTTCAAGAGTTGCTACGTTGTGTCCACCTATTTTTTGTATAAACGCATCTCTAGTTGGAGAATACTCTAATATATCTGAAATCCTCAATGATAGACATTCAGCTAAGTCAGCAGTTAAAAATAAACCAGCCGTGAGTATATGTCTTGTAGCTGTGTTTGAATTTGCTGCTGCAATTTTTTGTATACCAACTAACGCTTTAGAATCCGGTGTTGATCCATCTCTAGCTTCATTTAATCCAGTTGTATCTCTTATCATTTGCAGATAATAGTTATACGTTTGAATTAAAGATGCCATTTTATTTCCACCAGCGCCACTGGTTATTTCTTGAATAGGTACTTTACCAGGGTTCATATCCCCTTCTTGTGTAAATGACCTACCAATCACAGAACCTGTTTGGAAAAACATATTCAATGCTTCCTGCGGGTTGTAATTAGTGCCGTTACCTAAATCAATTTCAGCTAAACCATCAGCATCAAGATAAACACCGTCAGGCACCATTCTTGATAATACTTGCTGTAGCTTTAAATGTGTAAGTTGAATCATATCAGCAAACCCTGTTATACGGCTTACTAAAGATTCAATTTTACCTTTATACATTCTTGGAGCTACAATGCTATAGTTCATTTTAACTTTAGTATGATCGCTTTTAGGTCGCATCATATTTTTAGCTAATTCCCATTGAAGTAAATAATCAGTGCCTAGTATAAGCACACCTTCATATAACACTTCTAAGGACCTAGATAATTTTCCGAACTGTTCTTCAAGCATCTCAACAGGTGGATCAAACTGGTCGTCTCTGAGCACTACCTTTGAAGCTCCAGTGGCAGTTTCTTTAACCTTGTAAACCTCATTCATGTAAGTTTTAAAGTTAAAATATAAAACCTGTACCGTGTTAACATCTGGACTTGCAGAGTTATTTAAAGGGCGATCATAATAGCTGTTACTTTGATACGACGTCTTAGATATTCTTTCTAAATCTTCATTTGTTAAATTTGGAAATTGCTTTTTAATTTCGTTTATAGTAACATCTTTAACTTCGCCTACATAATATATGTCTTGAAAATTAGGATCTTCTGTATAGGAATAAACTAAATTAGCAGGATCTACATATTCTACCATAATACCTTCTGATAGTGTAAATCTATTTTTTACAGCACCAATACCTATAGTGGTTAAATCATAATAAAAACGCTTTTTAGTTAAATCGTAATTATTGCCATCAAGCAAAGTATTTATCGCTTGCTCTTCGGCTATTTCTACAGCTTGCTTGTAAGTAAGTTGCATATGAACTTCTAGCTCTTCACGTGTTTCAGGTAAATCCTCTTCAGGGTTTTCAAATAACGCAATATTAAAGTTCTCTTGTACGAAATTGCTAAGGTCTTTTGTGTACATATCCCTAAGCACACTCTCCATGTATTCTGTTCTTTTGCTAACTCCGTACGGGTCTTGTGAATATGCTTTTATGTCAAAAGCTCTTTCTGATATTCCATTAACTACTATATCAACAAATTTTGGTATAATAGGTACGGGTTTCCAGTCTAAGTTTAAATAAGATAAATCACCATTAATAGATAATTCATCTTTATATTTCTGTATTGGCTGTTCACCTCTAGCGTATAGCCTTAACTTATGAAACGTATGTTGGTTGCTTCGATATCTATTAGTACCAGAATCTAATTGGAACCATTCATCTTGAATAGCTCTACCAACCTTAAGCCCATACTCAGGTGACATTTTTTCAGCATCACTAGCTACTTGACTAGGAAAAGTACTTTTTACAATTGACTCAGCCATATTTATTTTATTATTTTTGAAATTGAATCGCCGTTACTATATTTAGCGATGCTTAAGTTTAATTTTCTTTTTTGCATAATCGGGTTAGGTCTATATAAATTTTTATTACAAGCCATTATAGCTAGTCCTGAACTAATAGCTGCATCATACTTTGTTCTATTATTTATATCAAATTTAGCCCAATCATTTAATGTTTCATTAAAATATAAATCCCCATAATTGCCATCTTCTTTTAGACCAACATGCTTATCTATATAAGACTCAATAGCTGCAGCATGAGCTTGTTTTATATCTTCGCTTGAATTTGGTATACCACCTATTTCTTTTTCTGCTGTAGATAATTTATTCCAAAGTTTATCAGGTCTATTCATTGAATATCCTCTATAACCTCTTCTTTTAAAATAATACAACAATCTAGGTTTATTATTTTCTGCTAGTAATGGCATACCGTAAAATACGCACGCCATAAGTACATCTTCAAAAAATATTTCAGCAGTTTGAGGTCTTGCAATGTATTCTAGAAAAAAAGTATTAGGTGGAGCGTCTTCCATGCTAAACTTTGTTAAACCATGCAAAGCACCTTTTGAACCATTACCACCAACTGTTCCGGATATATCATAGCTATCACATCCAAACGCACCCATATGTTCGTTGCCTGGGTATTTCATTCCGTTTTTTATAACTTGCCTGTTTTGAATATCATAACTAGGAACCCAAGTTATTTTAAATCTTCCTTGCTGATTTGGAGTAAATAAAACTTTTGAATCTTTTATTCCATTCTCCCAGCTAAAGTTACCAGTACTTACTACACTTGTGTTTCGTAAATCTTGGTTATAATCAATTTGTTCGTATATTTTTGCTAAGTTAAATAAGCTACTCTTAGTTTCGTCTCTAAACGCATGCTCTTCTGTACGTGGAAATTGTCTGTAAAATTCATTTAAAGCATCCTGATCGCTTTTTAAACCTTCAGCTTCGTTATTCCAATGCTCAATAATTCCGATCTCTATAGGGTCTCCATATGGTCCTAAAACTTCTTCTGCTGGTGTGTCAAATACAGGATGTCCGTATTCATCAATAAAACCCTCGTAATTCCATTCCATTGGAATAAACAAAGAATATAAACCTGATTTGGTTTGACCGTTCTTATTTCTTTTGGTAACATCAGAAGCATAATAAAGCTTTTTAAAGTTTTCACCTCCTTTGTCTAAAGCGTTTGATGTTGAACCCATCATGCACTTACCTATAATTCTAGCCCCTAAACGTAAACACGTTTTTGTCACTCGCCAGTTATTTAATATATTGTCTGGTCTTTCCCACTTTCCACTTTCATCGTGTACTAGTAGTTTTAATTTCTCACCATCATAAGAGTTGTCGCCAGTGTTTTTCCAGTCAATAGTTGTGTCTAACCCTTCTAATATTTCGTCATTTTGTTTGTTCTGTATAGACTTTCTCGTAAGTCTTGACGCGGGTATTCTATAAGCTAATTCTGTTTTTGGACGATCCATACCGTCTTGTATTGGCTTAAAGAAAAAAGGATAGTTGACTGATATTGGTACTACTTTGTCTGTAAACATTTTTTTAGCATCAGACCCTGACTTTGATAATATGCCAAATCTTGCGTCACTTGATATTGTAGCAAGGTTTACCGTTTCACCTGACGCCATAAAAGAGAATCCGGAACGTCTGTTCTTAAGATAGGCCATGCCGTAGCATCTGGAATCCGCTTTACACGCTTCCCAGAATATAAAAAATAATCTATTGGCTTCTCTAAATTCAGGCTGGCCGACGTCAATTTTAGACCATTGCAAGTACATAAAGTGAGTACCAGTAATGTAAGTAGCCAAACCCTTATTATTGAACCAATGCCCTTCTTCACGGCGTTTAAATTGTTCATCTATATATGGTTCCCATTTATTTTGGAATTCTTCAGGATAGTCTCTCCAATCGAATACACTTTGTATTTGCTTTAATTCTTTTGGATAATCTTCAACTGTCCATTTATCATTTGTTTTGTCTGTTTTAGAAGGTGCTTTTGGAAGAGCTATTCTAAAACCTTGTATCTCGTATATCTCACCTATTTGCCCAGTCTTGCTTATTACAACAATGTCATGTTCCTTGTTATATCCATACTTCCATTTCTTAGCTTTATTAAGTCTAGATATAGTCGTAAGTTTTATAGGTTCAATAATTTTATATAAAGTCTGCTCGTACATTACTTAGATCTTTT